GGCGTGTCCAGACTCCCTACGGCATCAAGGTCGCCTATCGTCCCTACTCTCGCTCAAAGGTAATCCAGGTCGGTGCCCAGTCCTGCAAACTGTTCCTGTATTCCAACTTGGTGTTTAAAGACGCCCTTTCCCGCCTGCGGAGGGCTGGTGCCCACACTTACCCCGAGGACTTTGGGGACGAGTACCGCAAGCAGATGCAGTCGGAACACCGCACCAAGAACAACGCAGGCACCCCCATTTGGCTCCCCATCGGGGATCGAGCCAACCACTTGTGGGACTGCGAGGTGCAGGGTATGCTGTTTGCCATGATGTCCAAAATCATCGGTAAGGGCAAAAACAAGGGGGCAACCGTAGCCGAAGAAAAACCTGCCGTGGAAGCAGAAACCGCTTGACCTTCCTGCCAGGTGGGGCACAGTCCAATCAAGTCTGCGGTTCACTCGGTGGCGTGTCGTGCTGTGGTGGCTCTGGTGATGCAAATGAGTGGGCCGCAGACCCCTTTACATCGGGCTAATTCCAAATGGCTCGAGCAACTGGTATTTTCACTATTTTGTCCGTACAGGACATTGAGGACATTGTTGCCCGAGCAGTTGCCTTGCTCAAGGAAGGCAAAACCATGATGGAATACTCGGATTCGGGTACCTCCGTGGTCAAGGGCTGGCCCATCGACATCACTACGGTTCTTGTCGAGTCTCGTTATGCTTTGCAGATTAAAGACCCCCAGAAGTATGGGGCTGTCGATAGGGTGCGTGTTTATAACGGCCTCAATAATTTCCGTTCGATGTAATGCGTAAGAAACCCACCAAAAAAGATTCGCCCATCAAGGCGTCTAGAGTCCCAAAGATTGCCCCAGGCGTTACGGTCAGCCCAGCCCTAAAGAAGCAGGCGTCCGCTGGGCCTGGCATCTTCAGTAATTTCGAGTCCGCAAAGTTCTCCAACAAGCGTAGTTGGATTTGGTCGTCTTGGCCGCAGGACTTTAAGAAAACCATGACGGTGTTCGACCGCATGGAGACCACCCGCAGGATGCGGTACTTGGAACTAAATGCGGGACTTATCAGACAGGCCATCGGTGACATGGCACTTTATTCGGTCGGTTCGGGCATCAAGGCACAAGCCGAGTCTGGTGATGAAATGTGGGATAACCTTGCCGACATTTATTTCCGTGAATGGGCATCCAAGAACACGGACATTACGGGTCGCTATTCGTTCTTTGAACTTCAGCACATTATCTGCCGCTTGATGGATCGTGACGGCGAGTGCTTCATCATCAAGACCCGTGGCCCAGGCGGTGCCCCTAAACTGCAAGTCATCGAATCTCACCGTGTCGGCAACGCCGCCTCTGGTTCTCCGCCTCCTGGCATGGTGGACGGTATCATGTTCGGCCCTTACGGTGCCCCCGTTTACTATAATGTCCTGCGTTCTGACGGCTCTAGCCGTGAGGTTCCAGCCAATGCAGTTTTGCATATGTACGAGCCAGAACTGGCTTCGGGTGCCCGAGCATACAGCCCCCTCCAGCACAGCATCAATAACATCATTGATATGCTGGAAATCCTTTCGCTTGAGAAGTTGGCCGTCAAGACTTCCAGCGACATCACCCGTACGATCACCCGTGAGAATCCACAGTTTGATGGCTCGCAGTCTGACTTCGAAGCCTTCGGGATGCGTCCGCAGGACTATGGTAATAACGGTCTGACCGACCCGAACGAAGCGTCCACTTTCATCGGTGGCAAAGTTCTCTCTCTTGCTCCTGGCGAGAAGATGGAGTCCTTTGAGTCCAACCGACCAAATAGCACCTTCACGGGCTTCATCGACCACCTAATCCGTGACTCGCTCTCGGGCTTCCTCCCGTACGAGTTTACCTACGACCCAACAAAGATTGGCGGTGCGTCAGTACGCCTTATTATCGCCAAGGCTGATCGCAAGTTCCAACATCGCCAGTCCATTCTAATGCAACGCCTACTAACTCCCGTGTGGGGATATGTAATCGGTAACGCCATCAAGGATGGCATCCTACCCGCTAACGATTATTGGCACCGAGTTGGCTGGACGACTCCCCGCCGTGTCACCGTTGATACTGGCCGTGACGCCATCGCCAATCGTGCCGACATCAAGGCTGGCCTCAAGACTTGGACGCAACATCAACTTGAAATGGGTAATGACCCCAAGGCGGTCGCCCGTGAATTGTTTGCTGAAAAGGCTCACTTCAAGGAACTGGCCGATGAGTTCGACCTCCAAGTTTCCTCCGCCATCATGCCCGAGAATGTGGCACCGTCCGATGTGGACAATGCGTACAAGAGTAATGACGAGAGAGAACAGGACAAGATGGATGACGGCGAGAAAATCCAAACCGACCTAGATGACCCGAATGTAAGCAGAGATCCCTCTAACAAAACCGAAGATGAATAACCTTTCCACCGCCTACTTCACGGGGACTCCGATGCTTATCGAGTCCTACAAAGCCAAGGCACACCTTGAACGGGTTGCCAAGTTCGACCCCACCTCCATCAAAGCAGACTCCTCGCTTGAGGATATGCTTGAGATGGTATTCGGCCCACGCCCCCAGATGGCCAAGAACGCTGGACTTGCCGTCATCCCCATCAAGGGAGTGATCGGTAACGGCATCAGCGAAATCGACAAGATGACGGGCTGTTGCGATGTTGAGGATATCGAGGAGATGCTTGAGGACGCCGAGCGTGACGACAACATAAAGGTAATTATCTTTGATGTGGACTCCCCAGGCGGTACCGTCACGGGCGTCCCAGAACTTGCCAAGCGTATCCGCAAGTGTAAGAAGCGTACCATTGGCTGGACTTGCAAGCAGGCTTGCTCGGGCGGCTATTGGCTCCTTTCTCAATGCGATGAAGTCTGGGTCAGCGGTTCGTCCATTGTAGCCAACATCGGTTGCTTTATGGGTTTTCTCAACGAAGCCAAGGCTTACGAAATGGAAGGCTACAAGATTGAACTCTTTAAGTCTGGCTGGGCAAAGGCCGCTGGCTACCCTGGAACCGATACTACCCCAGAGCAAAGAGCGTTGTTTAACGCCGATGTGAAAGAAACCCACGATTGGTTTATCGCAGATGTCTTGTCCACCCGTTCAATGGCCAAGGTTGAAGATATGCAGGGCCAATGCTGGTCTGGCCGTCTTGCCGCCTCCAAACTGCTTGTCACGGGCATCAAGGACACCTTTGACGATCTGCTCAAGTATATCAGCGAAGAAATGTACGAAGCCTTTGAGGGTGCAGAGCCTTCCGTTGGGAATACGGCCACCTACGCCATGAACGCCTCCGCCGAAGTCACGCCCGAGCAGGGCGAGGACGAGGACGGCTCTGCCCCTATTTCTGGCGACAAGAAGAAGAAAAAGAAGAAGAATGAGGACGGCACCGATTCTGATGAAGATGAGGAAGAAGAAAAAGAACTTCCCAACGAACCTGGCTGTAATCCGATTATCACGGACGAAAAGACCAAGGCGTAACTTGACACCTCGCTAATTCCAAAATGAGCAAATTGTCTCTCGAAGAACGGTTCAACTCCCTCCAAGCGGCCTTCACGGGTAAGTCCACGGAAGTGGAATCCAAGGTCGCTGAAGTGGCCGAACTAGCAACGAAGGTTTCCGAACTGGATGCCATTCTTTCCTCCAAGGAAGCCACCCTCATCGAAATCACTTCCAAGTTTGCCGAGTCGGAGTCCATCATCAAGAACCTCCAAAGCGAACTCGCTCAAGCCAAGGCCGCACATGAGTCGGCTGGCAAGAAGGCCGCTAACATCGTGGCCTCTGTTGGTGTTAACCCTGTCGAAGTTTCCCCGTCTGATGTGGCAGTCTCTGCCAAGAACGACCAGGAACTTGCCGATGAATGGGTCACCTTAAAACAGAAGGACGCCAAGGCCGCTTCCGCCTTCTACACGAAGAATCGCCCTGCGATCCTGCGTGCTTCTGGCCTCAAGTAATTCTTTATGGCACTCCCCGCTACCCTTACTGCCGAACTCGGCACCCTGTTGACCGACAACTGGACGGCTATTGTTGCTGACGCTGATGCAAACAGCGGCGTCACCACGCTTTCCTTCCAAATCAAACTCACGGAAACCACC